GGGGTGGCAAACCTGGTCAATGGTCTGCTCGTAAAGCACAAATGGTAGCTAAAGCTTATAAAAAAGCAGGAGGAGGATATAAATGAAAGGCGTAAAACATTATAAAAGAGATGGAACAGAGCATAAGGGAACTTCTCATAAAATGTCTAATGGAGATTTACATACAAATAAATCACATACTAAAACAAGCGTTAAACTTTTTCATTTTAAAGACTTATCTAAAAAAGCTAAAATAAAAGCTAAAAAATAATGCCTCTTAAAAAATCGCAAAGGTCTTTAAAAAATTGGACTAAGCAAGAATGGACTACTAAATCAGGAAAAAAATCTTCTAAAACAGGAGAAAGATATCTTCCTAAAAAAGCTATTAAAGCTATGTCTAGTTCTGAGTATGCTTCCACTACTAGAAAGAAACGAGCCGATACTAAAAAAGGTAAACAACATTCCAAGCAACCCAAAAGAATTGCTAAAAAAACAAGAAGTTATAGATAATGGATGCAGCAGTACAACTTATTACTGAACTTGGATTTCCTATAGCTGCAGCCCTAGGACTAGGTGCTTTTGTTTGGAAGCTAATCAACAGAATTATTGATGGCATGGAAGTTAAAGTAGATGTTTTAGATGAAAAACTAGGAACAATTATTAATTCTATGGAAGAACGACTAGGTGGGAAACTTGACTCACAGCACGGTATTCTAGTAGCATTAATAGACAGGGTGCGTAGTTTAGACAATGAAATCATACGTCAAGACACTATGATTAAGACTATCCTAGGAGTGCCTCAGTTAATTAATATTGACAAGATTGCAAAGGCGGATAGAGATGACCAAAGAAAAGACTGATAGAGAAATAATAGAAGAAGAAGCAGCAAAGACTAGAATATTGGTTTGGATAGCCTTTATAGGTTTAGTTATGTTTATAGCTATTATTGCTACAAACATAAACGCTGATACTATTACACACAAGTTTAAGTCTCCTAGCTTTAATGGTGTAGGCACATCCAGTCATTATCTTACAATTCAAAATCAAGAATTTACTCGTAAGATGACTATTAAAGAAGAAATCAAAGCTCTTCAAGATGAAATAGAACGAGAAAAAGAAAACTCAACTTTAGCTAGGTTTTTAAGGAACCTTGAATCAAGAGTTTATGCAGAGCTATCAAGACAGCTAGTAAATAACCTATTTGGAGAAACTCCATCAGACTCAGGGACAATTACTTTAGAAGGTAACACTATAGTATATTCAAGCGATGGAGTTACATTAACATTAACTATAACGGAAGCCGATGGAACAATTACTTCGATTACGATACCTATCGGTACTTTTTTGTTTTAGTTGTTCTGTATTTGACCAATACGAAGATACATACGAACAAAGATTTAAAGAATACGATGTTGTACAAATATCTGATTTACAGTCAAAAGAACTATTTAATGTTATAAAACCTATAGTTAAACCTGTTGTAGCTGTATATCCAACTGCATTTACAGACCAAACAGGACAACGTAAAAGCAATAGTGAGTTTGCTTTATTTAGTACAGCAATTACACAACAACCAAGTTCTTTACTAATAAGAGCATTAAAACACGCAGGTAATGGTAATTTTTTTGTAGTAGTAGAAAGAGTTGGTTTAGATAATTTAACAAAAGAAAGACAACTAATAAGGTCAGCAAGAGAGCAAGTTGCTAAAACTGATGAAGAAAAAAGAAAAGCTTTAAGACCTTTATTATTTGCAGGAGTTTTAATCGAAGGTGCTGTTATCTCTTATGAGACTAATCTTGCTACAGGCGGTATGGGAGCTAGATATTTAGGTATTGGCTCTAGTATTCAATATAGAAAAGATAGCGTAGCAGTAACTTTACGCATGGTATCAGTAGCCACAGGTGAGATACTAATAGAAGTAATGACTGAAAAAACTATTTTTAGTTATGGCAAATCAGAAGATGTATTTAGATTTATTGAGATGGGTACCGAGCTAGTAGAAATAGAATTAGGTAATTCTCGCAATGAATCAACAACCCTAGCACTTATGAAGGCAATAGAAAGTGCTGTATTAGAATTAATAAATGTCGGTTATGACAGGAGTTTTTGGAAACATGAACAAATTAAAATTGATGAGCTTGATTGCGATGATGACTGCATCGACAATACACTCGGCTGATAACGAAATATATGTAGACCAGTCTGGTACTGGAGCTAATATAGACTTAGAACAGTTAGGTATATCTAACATAATAGGTGGGTTAAACTCTACATCAGGTAGTGTTACACCTTTTGATTTAGATGGTAATACTATGACACTAGATATTAATATGATTGGTGCAACCAACAAGTTTTTTGGTGATATATACGCTGATAACTTTACTGGCTTATATAACTTTACTGGCTCAACCAACACTTTTACTATTCAAGTTGACCCAACTAATACATATAGCTCAGATGGTTCTGACCAAAATATAGCAGTTACTGGTGCTGGTAATACATTTACTCTGAATCAAGGAACTTCTGCATTAGCAGCATCTCTTAATTTAGACTGGATTATTCAAGGTTCTAACAACACAGTTACTTCTAATATTAATATAGATGGTGCTACTAACTATATGGACATAGATGGTTCAGACAACACAGTTAATTATACTGGTGCAGGTGTTACTGCTTCAGCAGGAGGTTACTTTTGGTTAGACCATACAGGCGGACAAAGAACATTCAATATTCAACAACTGAGTACACAAGACAATGACTGGCTTAAAATCATATCAATTGGTGGTAACGCTTCTTCTACTGTGTGTGTTGTTCAAAACGACCAAGGTACAAGCACAAGCTGTTAATATAGGTGATATATCTGAACTAAATGGTTCGGCACAAATTGTAAGAGACAAACCTTACAATGCAAACTTAGAATTTGCTATACAAAGTAATGACGAAGCTATAACTACTAACGGAAGAATGGCTATTACTTTTTTAGATGATAGTAAAGTAAGCTTGACAGAACACTCACAATTAATAATAGACGAGTATATATTTGATGCAGACCCAAGCAAGTCTAAAATGGCTCTTACTTTTGGTCTTGGAACAGCTAGGTTTATTACAGGTAATTTAGGAAGAATAGATAAACAAAATATATCTCTTAAAACTCCTACGGCAAATATTGCAATTCGTGGTACAGATTTTACAGCAACAGTAGATGAACTAGGTAGGTCATTAATAATACTATTACCTGATGCTCTAGGCTTATCTAGTGGAGAGATAGAAGTAGTTACTGCAATGGGTAGTGTTTTACTTAATAAGCCTTATCAAGCGACTACAGTAAGTGTATTTGAGTCTAAACCTACTAAGCCTGTAATACTAGATTTAACTTTAGATATGATTGATAACATGTTGATTGTTACACCTCCTAAAGAAGAGTTAGTAATACAAGAAGAAGTATCTGCTAAAAAAGCTAACATATTAGATTTTAATGATTTAGATATAGATTATCTTGCTGAAGATTACTTATCTAAAGATGAGCTTGAATTTACAGAACTTGATATAAATTATTTAGATGTAAATTACTTAGAAGATTTACTTAATGTATTAGATGCTTTAGCTATAGCAGAAGAAAAAGACCAGTTATCTCAATCTATTAGTGCCCAAGTATCAGGAACTTTATTAGGTAAAGACCCAGATACACAAATAACTACAATAATTACAGGACAAATTATTAGTCTTAGAAGGCAAGTAAACGAATCTGTAAGATTAGATTTAAATGGAAGCGATTCATATACTGTTATATTTATTCAAGATGGTGTTAGTAATGTTATTAAAGTAAACGGAGGCGGTGATTCATATATAACTATCACTCAAAGTGATTAATGAAAAAACTAATATTCATAATACTTATAATACTTATAATACCTTTAGTATATCAATCAACACCAACAGAAATATTAAAGTTAAAAACATTTGATACTTTTGTTAAAAAATATGAGCCATCAAATAACTTTGTAATTTTAAATATTACAGAACAAGATGTTGAAGATGAAGGTGGATATCCTTTTCCTAGAAGAAGATTAGCTGAAATACAAATTGAGCTTATTAATAAAGGAGCATTAGGAATTGGTTGGGTTATGTCATTTCCACAAGCAGATTCTC